ACGATATTCATTACCAATAATACGAAGATCTATATTATTATTCATAATTAAAGCATATAGATCATCTTCAGTCTCATAAGGTATAATCTCGTCGACATACTTACAAGCATCAACTTGAACAAACCGTTCATACATTGACTGAACTGGTTTATTCTTTTCTTTGCGATCTATACTTGGATCTGTTTGAAGTGCAACAATTAAGTGATCACATTGATTACTTGCATCTTTAAGCATTAATACATGACCAGCATGAAATAGATCGAATGCACCTGCTGTGATACCTACTACTTCCATTCTGCACCTGCCATAATCTCAGTCATACAAGCAACTACATTCATCTCATGATCTGCGACGAAAGCATTCTTATACTGATAATCTGCAAGGATAATTACAACTTGAGGAATAGATTGTGGTTGCAGGTGGTCTGCCATCTTATCATATACAGCACGAAAGATTGCATGTGGTTCGGTATCGATATTGTTTACAACCCACTGACGCATGCCTTTAAAGTCTTTACCTTTAAGTTTATCCATCAACGATTTGATGTTAGTATCTCCTAGATTAACTAGAACACCTGCATCAATAGTACCACTAACAGAATAACGTTGGCATTCATTTAAAACACGACGCCAATCAGGGAAGTATCGTTCAACGAGTTGTGCAAGCACCGCTTTATCGAACGTAACATTCTCAGCTGTAAGTATATCCATGAGACGCTTAAAGAATGCACCGGCAATAGCAGGCTTTTCACTATTTGGAATAGCAAACTCATAGACAGAACAACGAGAATGAAGTGGCTCAATGATACGATTCTTAAAGTTACATGTCATAATGAAACGACAATTGTTTGAGAACTCTTCAATGAAACCACGTAGTGCAGGTTGAGTAGACTGAGGATTGAGGTAATCAGCCTCATCTAGTATGACTACTTTATACCCACCGAGTAATGATACACTTGAAGCGAATTGTTTAATCTTACCTCGTAGTGTATCGATGTTACCTTCTTCAGAACCATTGATAATGATGTAATCTAGATTAAGCTCATTACATAAAGCTTTTGCAACCGTAGTTTTACCTACACCAGCTGTACCACTAAACAACATGTTTGGCAACTGGCCTGTAGTCATTATCTCACCGAAGCAAGATTTTAGAGAAGCTGGTAGTACACAATCATCGATTGTAGCAGGGCGATACTTCTCTACCCATAAAAATTCATTAGACATTCACGATCTCCATTATATAAAGGTTTATTATACCACATATTATTAAATATGTACATAACTATTATACATCATTTCCTTTTAATTCGATACAAACTGCTTGTGTGCCTGTATCAAAATAACCACTGCCTAAGCCGTGGTATTCACTTAGTGCTTCTCTAGCTTTGAAACAATTCTCCATAGTATCAGCAACAGTTACCTTTTCAACATAAGGCATAGTTTCATAAAAATAAATAAAAACTAATACCCACATTATAGTGATCTCCATACTACTCGAATATAGTGAGCATCTAAATGTTCTCTATATTCAATTGCATCAAAGGTACAAGTAAAGGCTACACCATTTATAATATGTTTAATCAACATATTATTCATGCTCGCCACCTTCTCCGCGTAATGTATAAAAGATTTGAGGTTTACGTTTAGCAGCTTCGAATACTGATACTGTTATAAAGATACCGCATAGTAATAGAGCGTGAAATAGAATATTAATTCCTAAATACATCCAAGTACCAGTCATTGCAGTAAATACTATACACCACATCCATGCAAGTATCTGCATAACTAAGTGACGTACTCTTAGATCTTTGATGTTAGACAATGGATTCTTTTCATGATCCATTACTAAATTCCACCAATCCATAATAAAACTTGTCATAATATAATTCTTTCTTAATTTAAGGGGGTGGTGTAACGCGGGGAGTTATCAACACAGAGGAATTTCTGCTCAGCCCACACCGCGCTTAGAATGAGGTTTGCTCACTCACGACATACACCTGCCGGGATACTTCCATCGACCCTTTTGTTGTGACTGCGAATATCACTTCATTCATATGGGATTTGGTAACCCATATTAGTTAGGAGCAACCTAACGTGGCATTTGGTCAGGGTGGCTGGATTCGAACCAACGACATCTACGTCCCAAACGTAGCGCTCTACCAAACTGAGCTACATCCTGTTTTTATTTTACGATTGACTCATATAGATCTTCAATCTCTTCCTTTTGCTGCTGAAACTGTGCAAAGTTCTGCTTGTGATAGATCTTTGCAAGTGCATTAATATACTTCTTATCGATAGCAACATCATCCGCAAGTGCATTAGCAGCTTCTTTTTGAAAGTCTCGTTCTGCATCAATACGTGTCATTGAGTTTGACATTTCTTTCATGCAGTCGAGAACCTTCTTTCGATCAGTTTCGTTACTCAGCATTAGCTGTATCTGGTTCTTCAGTTCCAGCATCTTCAGTTTCTGCTGGTTTATTTGCTTCAAGGAAAGCATTGATTCGATCTCGGACTCCGCCGACTGATGTAAGTTCTTCTCCACGGAAGGCTCCTCGTGTTGATGCCACGTCAATGATTTGAATAGTGGCCTGCAAATCATTAAGACCCAGCTGAATTACTGCAGTCTCTTGTGTTTCAGGTGTTACGTTATTTTCTTCGCTCATAATTAATCTCCGTATGATGAGTTTTTCTCTAAAGCAACCCAGTATTCTACTGACTCTTTAGTATGTTTAAAGTGTGATATTAGCTTCTTCGTAATAGATACGTCATAATCACCATTGATAAATTTAAAGTTACCGATATTGAATACTAAACGAAAGGCTTCCTCTTCACGAGTAACGTCTTCCAATTCAATTTCAAATGTATTTGATGTAGCATCGTTTACATCAGTAACAATAATTGAAGCAGTATTCTCACCGGCATTACCAGTAATTACTGCTGTATTTATACCTAAAGCAGATGCCGCTTTACGAATAGACGACATATTTTCTTGTGTCAATGTAAAGCTGACTTCGTTAGAAGGCATTATAACATCCTTCGAAGGAGACGTCAAGATAGACGAATCTGAGAAGAAGTATTTGATTGCCTGTCGATCTTGAGAGATACGAACAGATTTGTATTCGGGATCAAACGTAAGTTCAGGATCTTCAAACATTCCGATTGCACCTAAGAATTCATGAAGATCGTAGATACCGATTTCAGAAGGAATGTCTTCGGCAATAGTTGCTGCAGACAGAATAGTTTTTGATTCAGACATAGTCTTAATCGTTTTGCCAGGTTTAAGAACAATCTGGCTGTTAATGGCAGCAAAGTTTTTAAGCGTGCCGATGGTTTCATTCGATAGTTTCATGATTTCTCCATAATGAATATAGGTTATTATACCACATATAAACGTATATGTACACGGTTATTTTGAATTAATTTCTTTATCAAGGATATGTAATCCAATCAAAGTATAGTGTAAGATCTTAAATAAATCTTTACGATGTTCTTCAGGAGTACCTTTCTTGCCAAAGCGGTCAAGATACTTATCAACATTACCTAACATAAAACCCATTCCGTTACCACGATCAATGATAACTTCATTCGCTTGTATTCTTCCTTTACCATAATGTTGACTATAAGTAGAGTCCACGTAATCCGCGAACTCTGCTATTAGTTGATCTTCATTGAATTTGTATTCCATTTAATTCCCTGTTTGTTCTATTGCTGAATTTAGCATTTTTTCCATAGATTCTTCTTCTGAAAATACGCAAGAGTTAACTGTCTCATCGATCATTGCGTATAGATCTTTAAAAGCTTCTTTCGTATCAGTATCAAAACGACTAATACATAGGTCTATTGATTTAGCTCTATCTCCGAAGATAGAAAAGGTTTGAGTAATATGACAAAGGCGACGTGTTGAGATGATATCATCTACTCCACCATCTGCAAATGTCTTACGAATAGTATCAGACCATTGTGTAAGGCGATTAGCAAAATCTTCGTCTTTACAATCGAACTTATCCATATGCTTTAGAATAATCTTTTTCTCAACAGAAAGAGTAGGATAAGGTTGTTCAAGTGTAATTGTGAAACGCTCAAGGAATGCTTCATCAATAATAGTAGCTGCAATAAAACGACCATCATCAGAGCCTTGTCCTTTAGTATTAGCAGTAGCAATCACATTGAAACCATCTTCAGGTCTAATAACCTCACCAGTCTTTTTAATCATGATAGGCTTGCCTTCAAGCACACCTTGTAAACACATGATTTTATTAGAACCACGGTCGATCTCATCAATAAGTAGTAGTGCGCCAGCTTCCATAGCTTTGATAACTGGACCTTTTGCAAATACTGTTTCACCATCTATGAGACGGAAACCACCAAGCAGATCATCTTCATCTGTTTCAGGTGTGATTTGTACACGAACATATTGACGACCGGATTTAGAACATGCTTGTTCGATCATAGTAGTCTTACCATTACCAGATAAACCAGTAACAAATGTAGGGTAGAATGACATAGATTTGACAATCATTTCTACATCTTTTGAGTGACCCCAAGGAACATAGTACTGATCACGTGAAGGTACGTAAACTTCGCTATTGACAACAGATTGTACACTAGATGGCAAAGAAACCTCCTTCTTAGTTTGACGTAATGGTATAACCACTGACTCTAGATTATATACGCCTCGACGTACCTTAGGAAATGAAGTAGCATACTTATACGCTTCACTGTCAGAAAGACCGTTTTCCATTGCAATAGATTTAACGTCAGCAGCTTTAAATTCTATCTGGTCCGGAAACCTTTGAGTTAAAGCTGTATTTATAGTTTTTTCAATATAGTTCATCATAATATAATATTCCTCTTATTTAGCAAAGTATGAGATTAAGTTCCACCATGTGTATTGAGGACCAAAGCCAATGTCAATCCATCCTAATACAAATACAGTAAATATTAAGTATGCGATAGTTTCTGATATTTTTTCTTTGATAGTCATGATAGTCTCTCCTCAATCATTTAATATAGGTATATTATACTATAAGTAAAGAGGAATGTACACGCTTAATTTCATTTATTTTCATTTATTTTTAAATTAAGCGTATACTGTATCATTTATGTTACATCATGCAACAAGAGTAGCAAACTGAGTTGCTAATACTTTGTTGCCTTTCTTAGAAGAAGTATGCTTCTTAAATGCTTTTGTAATCTGTGCTTTTGTAGCTGATGCTGCATAATCTGTATCAAGCTTCATCTCTTCGATTGATGTGCTAAGAGACTTACCATTCAATACGAAATACTTATCATATCCTAATACATTATCAAAGCCAACAAACTTATTAGAGTTGTATAGCTTTTGATAAGCAGTAAGCTTCTTAGTATCTAAATATACATCAGAAGTTGTCTTATGCATCTGGCTTCTAAACTCATATCTTTCATTACATATAAAGAAACCAATTGTTGTAACACCTTCTATGTTACGAAGCTCATTCATTAGCGATGGACCTAGATCCCAACGAGAAGAACACTTAACATTTTTACCATTCATACGAACAGTATATCCTTCTTTGTAGCTTACGATCGTATGATTGTTATCTGCAGCAATAGTAGCATTGTTATGTACAACGTCTCCGTCACCATCAGTTAAGAAAACAGCATTTACTTTTTGAACACCGTGAGTTTTCTTAAAGTCTTTAATAAGGTATTCTGCACATAGAATAGTTTCATACAATGGAGTAGAACCTAGTGATTCGTATGAAGATGCAAGAGGAGATCTCCAGCTGTTATCATAATCAAAAGACTGACGTAGTAGAATTTCACGAGCAAGCTTTCGGTCACTACTCTTCAAGCTAGAAGACATAAGTTCGAATACACCAGAATCGCCAGTATAGAAGTATCCACCTGGTTGGTTCATATGCATTTCTTGATCGTTTGACAATGTAGTAAATCCATATACTACGAAAGGAATATTAACCTTTAAGCAGAAGTCAGCAAGTGTAACGGTCTGACGTATTACTTTACCAATAACTTTTGACATAGAACCAGAGTAATCTACAAACATTACCATACCATGTGATTTAGCATCAGCAAGGTTAGTGATACGTGCGAAGATATCATCGTTATATTTGTAACTATGCAACTTATTTACATTGATAGAACCTGAACGTGAAGTTTGTGCACGTTGAAGACGAAATGCAGCTTTACGCATTTCAAACTCTTTTGCCATAGTAGCAACAACTGGTTTTGTTTCGCCTTCGAACTTACGTAGTTCTTCTGCGATATCAGTGTTTCTATTTTTATACTCAGAGAGCATTGCAGAATTAGCATTGATATGCTCATCAAATGTGATGCCATCTACAATCGATTGCTTTCTTGCTTCTAATACTTTAGCATATGGTACTACTATATCTTTCATCTGAGTTCGACTTACACCATTCGAATGAATGCTTTGTTTGCCTTCTTCATCTGAGTCTAAAAGCTTATGCTCATTTTCTCTGAATGCTTCATCAGATTCAACACGATCGATGTCATCATCTTTGACTACGTTCTCTGAATTTTCTCCGGTTTCTTCGGCAGCGGATGGTTCAACTTCGCCCATTCCTGAGGGAGTTTCATCTTCTTCTGAATCTTGTTCAGTTGCCTCTGAATCCTCCATATGAGAATTGTCCTGCGAATTATCGCTAGACGATAAGCTATCTTCGAAGCTATCATTCTCATCACTGATAGGATGCTGTGGTGTATCTTCTTCAACTTTTTGATTTTCCTTCATAAATGCATATAAAGCTTTACATGCTTCGATAACATCTTCCCATGTTTCGACAGCCATAACTTGATCTACAATTGGTTGCTCTTTAGCAGAATATTCAACTTCTACCAGATCGCGGCATTTTGCTTTGAGGTTGATACGATCAACTACATTGCGTGAGGAGAGATCAACGCCTGCGACCTGGAAGAAGTCTTCATTGTACAATACTGCGTATCCACGTTTAAATGAAGATACGAGGCCAGGATATTGGCGCTGTACAAGTTTCTCAATACGTACATCTTCAACAACATTTACGTATGAGCGGGGTATACCTGGGATTTCTGACGTAGAGTCATGCCATCCTTCAGGTGGTGTAAATAAAGCGTGTCCTACCTCGTGGCCGGTCAGTAGGTCATATACGTCCTTGCCACGGTCTTTCCATAATGGTAGACCTAGAATACGCTTCTCAACATCAAAGAAAGCAGTGCGAAAGTTACCATGCTGTACTTCAATGTTTTCTTTAGCCAGCAATCTAGCTAAAGTTGTCTGTGACGAATTAATCATAATGTCTCTCCTCATTGATTATGGTACTATTATACCACGTAAAAATAGGAATGTACACGTTTATTTTCATCTTTTTTGAATTATTTTCACTTTATTTTAGAAAAGTTATGCTCCTTAGTGAATTCTATCTTAGATCTAAACTTACCATCTAATAGATCACCCTTATGAGATATAACAAATACATTACTATCATCTTCAAGTGTACCAAGGATCTTCATTAGATTATCTACACCATCATGATCAAGAGAAGAGTCAAACGTTTCATCAAGAACTAATAGATTCGTTGATGTAGAATTCTTCATACGAGCAATCTGACGCCACGTGAATAGTAATGCCAAATCAATACGCTGCTTCTCACCTTCAGAGAATGATGCATAGATAAATGTATCTCTATGACGTGATCTTATAGTTTCAGTAAAGTT